AAAGTACCGGCGGGGTTAAAAGTGCGCCTGGGGAGACTTGAACTCCCACGTCATAAGACACTGGAACCTAAATCCAGTTTTGTGGTTTTTTGTTGTTGCTGGTGGTCGGTGGTTTTGGGGTGTTTTTGCTGTTTGTGGCGGGTTTTTGGAGTGTAGTCAGGTGTAGTTAAATGCAGTGCCGTGTGTCGTGGAATTGTCGTGGTGTCGTGGTGTCGTGGGATTGTCGTGGGATTGTCGTGGGTTTTCCCCTGGTTTTGTAATGTGATGGGTTTCACACCATAAAAGTTGTAAGCTATATTGACAGTGCTGTAAACATGGATTACAATAGAGTCATAAGGAAAAAGGAAAGACCAAAACCAGAAAGGCTAAAACAATGAAAACCATCACCGCAAAGCAAATCGCCTTCATCAACAACCTCGTCCGCGAAACCCGCGCCTACGACGGCACCGACGGAATGGTCACCCTCGACGGCGTATACCCCCGCCTCAACCTCACAGCCGCACAAGAAGGAGAATGCTCCAGCTACGAAGCATCCAAGATCATCGACGTTCTCATCAACGCCACCAAAGCCTACACCGACGAACAATGCCAGGAAATGCGCGAGACCCCCACCCTCAAGCAGTGCAACTATGCCGAGATGCTCGCAAAGAAAGCAGGCCGCAAAATCAACCTCGACGGCATGACCCGCAAAGAAGTCTCAGAGCTGATCGACGAACTCCGAAACGCCCCAGTCGCAGCCTAAACCCTCAAACCCCAAACCCCAAACCCTAAACCCTGGAAAGGAACCCTCAAATGTTCACCCTCACCACCCCCACCGACGTCTATACCGCAAACACCCTCGAAGGCATCCGCGCCCAGCTCGTCGAAGAATGGGCCAAGTACGGCACCACCGACAGCGTTGGCTTTGAAGATCAGGTGCACGCCGTGTTCCCCTTTGACCCCTCCGAGCTAGACGAAGACGAACAACTCCCCACGGTGCGCCCCCTCACCCCCGAACTGCTTATTGAACTAGCAGCATGGGCGCTCAGTGAGCACCCCAACCACATCAAACTCGAAACCGTAGACGCTCGCACCGTCGAAGATGTTGCCGAAATCGTCGCAAAAGAAACCGGCTGCACAGTGGAAGCCGCCCAAAGGGTCATCACCTTTCTAATCGGCATCCACAAAGCGGACGGGAGCATCAACATTGACTCGGAGGCGCTGCAACCCGCCGAAGCGCTCATGCTGAAAGCCGAAGCTGTTATTATCATCTCTCGCAATCAACAAGACAAAGGACTATTTGAGGACTTAAGCGACGCAGATCAAGCCTACGAGGAAGCTAAAGAGCTTGCTGACGCGGCCCGCGCACGCCGCGATGCACTGATTGTCGAAGCCCTACAACAGGGGGTGAAAGTTAGCCAGATAGTTCAAGCAACGAGCCTATCGCGGCAGAGGGTTTACAAAATCGCAGGCAAATAAAAAAAGCCCCCGGCGTGCAACAAAACATGTCACAGCCGGGGGCATTGGTTAATCTCGGGGTTCATCTCGTGGGCGCGTGTCCCACCACTCAGGGAACGTTAAAAAATCGGGCGGGGGCCATGTTAAATCCTTGGAGGTTAGCCAGCGGCCCACTCGGTTTACTTCTGCCGCCACATAGGTGTGATAGAGCTTTGCTTTTTCCAGCTCCACCTTAGTGTGGTGGTGGGATTCTCGTTCAGCGGCCCATTCTGCCCGGAGTTTAATCATATCCGCCTCCAGACTGGTTAGGGTTTGCGCTTGACGGTCGAACGCGTCTTGCTGGCTACTGATCAATATCTCTAGCCGTTTGGTTTGCTCACCCTCAAGGCTGGAACGCCGGTTAAGCAATGCGACCAGGAAACCGCCCAAAGCGCTCATGATAGCCACAACAACAGCGTCATTTAAGGGGGGCACCGGGCATCACCTTCTCCGCATTCGTCGCCATCACCATAATCGCCCCCGCAAGCATGAGGTAGTTCTTCACACTCACCCACGCCCGCGTTTGATCCTCAAATAACCATGCGGTGAAATATCCGCCCGCTAACAGTAGGGTGAGGCTCATTGTGAGCGCTAGGCCGATTTGCCGGGGGTGGTAAAACCACTGCCCGGCAACAAGTAGGACGGCTGCGAGTATCCACGCAGCGCCAAACACGTGCCCTGACGTCACACGACTAATCAACGCTAGTTGTTCAGGCAAAGCCCCCAATGGGGGCAGATATGCAAGACCGGTGGCGAAACACCAGGTGGCGAGGCCCGCGTGAGCTATCCGAGATGTGGCTACGCGGGCACCCATTAGTTTTCTCCGAGTTTGCCGTGCATCTCCCGCAGACGGGCTACATACGCGGCGGTTGGATCGGTGACAGAATGCTTACCATAGCCGCCATTTGCATCACCTACCGCAGCCGCAGCCGCCTTAGGGGTGGGGTGAATATTCGCCAAAGCCAGCACAGACGCAGCCGTGGCAGCAATCGACGGCACACGATCCACCCACGAATTAAACCCATCAACATCAATCGCGCCGGTCACAATGCCGACAACACCAACAATGCCCACAATGCCGTAGATCAGGGCACGCAGCACAGGGGTTTGGCTCAAAATAGAGAGCTTGTTCATAGTTACTTTCCTTCTTTCTTAGTGTCATAGCAGCCGGGCACGTCGAGAGCTGCACCAATAGCGCCGATAGCGTCCACCAGGGTGCGACCACCCAATTGCGGCCAGCCGCTAAAGGCGGGTAGTCCGTTTCGCTCCTCATATCCCACCAGCTGGTCGAGAATAAGCTTGTCAATGTTCATAGGATTCTCCTTCTTAGGATTAGCCGCCGCATAGGTGTAGCCCTTTGGCGGAATGAGTGTTGCAAGTTGGTCAAGGCTCAGCCAATACCCGTATGGGCTGAAACCGCTGTCTGCGATCCACACAGCACGCCCTTGGCCGTCATCGCGGTAACCCATCGCAGCGATGTAGTGATACACGACACCGCCCCGGTAGTTGGGGCTGGCACTGCCATACACCCCGCGCGGATAGTTCGACGGGGGCGCAACAATGTTGCAGACAATGCCATATCCAGCGTCAATGCTGTTAACGATGTCGGCCCACAGTTTCTCCCGCTGCTCAGGAGTGGGGGGATCGGTGGGCATCTCCACAGTGGTGTAGTTAGCCTCAGGTAGCCGGTTACGCAGCACGCGGGTAATCAACCCGATATAGTCAGTGCCGTTAACCGTAGTTCCCAGCTCATGCGCTAGAACAGCCTCATCGACTAGAACCCCGGTCGCAGCCCTCACAATAGTTTGAGTGGACGCGGGGCCACAGTTGTAGAACGTGTCCTGCGTTACCTGATCCCGGGGATAGTCAAGAACTTTCTGTCCTCCACCAACCGGGGCGGGGGCGGGTGCGGGGGCGGGTGCACTGGCACCCTCAAACAAGGCGCGCAATTCATCCACACTACCCCTGTAGGCGTTAACATCCACCCAATATCCAGCCACACGAGCGTTAGAGTTGAATTGCCACATAACGGGGGTCTGGTTACCCAGCGGATAAGACCACTGCCTATCATGGTCGCCGGGGTAAACATCAGTAGGACTACCCTTATCGTTACGCCCATAGGCCGCCACCCACACATGCCCGAACTGTGCCGTGGACGGCTCGCCACCGGCCATACCCTCCCAATAAGGGACGTAAGAATAAATGCCTAGGACGCGGATACCGCGATCTTCAAAGCACTGTTTAGCACGCTGAACATGCTGCTCAGACAAACGAGTGGGAGTCTCACAATCCAACCAGATAGGTAGACGGTGCTCCCCCATCACCTCCACAGCGGTAGCCACCTGTTGCTCAATGCTCGTACCCTCCGAAGGGTGGCGTAGGTAGTGGTAAGCCGCCAGGGGCAAACCAGCATTTTTGCCATCTTCCACGTGGGAGCGATAGCACGAATCCCGGTAAGTACCGTCCGTGGTGCGAATGATGGCAAAGCTAATACCTTCATCACGCGCCCGCACAAGGCTCAACCCATTTTGGTGCTCGGAAATGTCAATTCCGAAAATCGTCATAGTTTTTCTCCTTTCCGCCCGCATGGGGCATGAAAAAACCACCCCGTCAACATTTCCGAGGTGGTTGATAATTAGTATTGGTTTAGTCGATGATGTAGGTGACTACGCCGTTAATCCGAGAATCATTGCCTATCGAGTAGTAGCCATCTATGGAAGCTCGTCCGCTTGTTTCAACTACCGCATAAAATACGTTGCCACTATCGCTCAAGACGGTACCCGAAGCCGTTTCTGTTGGCCGAAACCCAGACGGCACTGTCCAGCTTTTCCAATCTCCTGCCCTGCATTCATTGAATTGAATGACCACGACATTGCCCTGGCGTTTCACCACGCCTTTGCCTCCAGCGAACGTTTGTTTAGACACCGAGGGCGATGCGGATCGAACTTGTTGGTCAACGTAGCTTTTTGAGGCCGCGTGGTTATTCGCAGTGGGAATATCTTTAACTTGCAGCTGCCCATCAGGTAAACGACAGGCCGTCGAAAGGCCAACCGGCAAAAACATAGGCGGCTTAATGTTCCCTGGCCAATCAGAATGCTCAGCAATCCTATGCGGCCTAGGCGGGCGGGCATCCGACAAACGCGGATCAGACGAATCAACCTTGCCCGCCAACTGCGCAGACAAACCAGTAATCTGCGACACGCCATGCGTGTGCGATACGTCAGCCTTACCCGCCAACTCGCTCTTAGTCGCATACGTTGAATCAGCATCCGACTTAGTGAGTCGAAGATTAATCTGCCGAACTAAAGCCTCCGATTCTGTGCGACCAGATTGCACCGCGTCAGCAAGTTCCTTCAACGTGTCCAACGCATCCGGCGCGCCATTGACCAGCTTGTCAATAGCGGTTTTTACGCGCTTATCAACATCCCCGGTCACCTCCGACGCGAGATGCTTTAAATGCACACCACCGGTGGGTATCCCCTCTGAGATGATCTGTGCCGCCCGCCGCTCATGCCCCTCAGCTTTCGTCGCAGATGTAGCCGCGTTCCTAGCTTCAGCTTGTGCCGCAGATTTGTGAGACAAAGCCTGTCCCGCTTGTACACCGGCGAGGCGCGCCGATTCAGTAGCTCCCTGTTTCGACGCCTCAGCACCCTGTTTAGCCTCATCAGCCCTAGCCGCGTGCCCCTCAGCTGTTTTAGCGTGCGTTTGTGCTTGTGTTTCAGATTGAGCAGCCGCTTGAGCCGCCTCCCGCGCCTCCTGTGCCGACATCGCAACACCCTGTTGCGCACTCGTTGCCGCCTGCTCCGACTTCTTCACAGCACCCTGGGCGCGCACAGCTTCATCTTTTGCCGTGATAGCACCGCGGCGTGCATCCTCAGCACGGTTCACCATCACCTGCACTTCAGCCGCAATGCGCTGCACTTCTGCCTCAGATACCTCTTCGGTCGATTGTGCAGCCTTCACCGCCTGCGCCAAACTTAGACCATCTTTCACGATGATCGGCACCGGCTCCAACTCCGTAGCCCCCGGATATGGTGTGTTCGACTGCCTCACCAATATCAGCACGGCGGGGCCTTCTTCCACCACCAGCCGCACCGCACCCGCCTCACCCACCTGGACACGCACCGGCTCATCGACCACTAAACCATCACCAGATGGGCGGGTGCGCGTAGGCCGTATCAATACCTCCCGCACCGTCGCAGCCTGGGAGGTCACATCTTTCAAAGACCCTTGAATAACAGCCATCGCTAACTCACTTTCTTAATCTGTCCGGTAATAGGTGATAAACACATCGGTGTATCCCAGGTTGGCGCGTGGTGACCACGTAATTGTTTGCTCCCGCCCATTCGCCATAGCCGTGTGCACATCCACAGCGCCATTGTTAGCTTTTGTTAAAGCGTGAATGACACCCTCCCAGCCTGGCTTAATCGTTATTTTCGCACTATGCGCACCAATTAAGGGGGTATCGCGGTCGACTATGAATAAATCAGTCTCCAGGGTTTTGCCCTCAATGTTTCCCGCCACCAACGTGGGCATGCGGCGTAGCATTTTATCCCGCGTCTCATCTGCCTTATTGTTTGCGGCAATAGCGGTGCGGTTCGTTTCCGCCAACTTCTGCGTCGCTTTATTAGCCGCGTCAACAGCGGCAATAGCCTTACTATTTGCCTGCGTAGCCGTGGTATTTGCCTCAATCGCAATACGCTTACCTTCTTCTGTGGTAAGGTTTGCGGCTTTCGCGGTCGCTTGAGCGTCTTTTGCTTTCGCGAGGGCATCATCAACAACCGAGGTGGCGGTTGTGGCTTTTTTCATCGCCTCAGCGGCTTTCGTTTCCGCCCCCTCAGCGACCTTAGCCGCCCGGTCAGCTGTTGACTCAGCGCGCGCCGCCGTCGTTTTCACATGCTTAACATCCTTTGCCAGCTTCTTACGATCCGCCTCCAACGCCTGCTTAATTTGGTCGTTATGCGACCGTAGCGTTTCCGCATCGGTGATTAGTTGCCCACCCACGTGAACACGCCAGCGCACACCCTGTTTGTCTGTGAGCATGTCACACGCCGTGACCGGTAGATTCAACACCCGGCCCCAGATACGAACCCCCACCACGTCGCCCGTGGTAAAATCCACACCGGGGGTGAAGAAACCTAAACCAGCGCCCTCAATGTCACGCTCGAAAAACACGTCACCGTCAACGCGCTTTAGGGTTGAGTCAAGAACCTTCTCCATGTCGGAGCGCCCATGCCCGCGCCCGTCACCCGCGTCAACGCTCACATCGGCTCGCACCCATGCAAAATCAAAACGGCCTGTAGGCATACCCTCAGGGCGGTAGATATACCCATCTACCAGATTGTCATCTTTGCCCGTGTCCTGATACCCCTCAGGGAGGGTGACAGCCCTAGAACCATACATGTATGAGGCCGTGCGGCGGCCCACGGTCATATCGCCGCCACTGGCAACGAGTTGCACAAAACCCATGACTTACCCTTTCTGTTCCACACGCACCACAGCCGTCGGCAGTGACAGTCGCTCACCCTGTGGTTGCTCATCGCCCGGCCACCACAAATCCACGGTGACGCTCACACCAGCCGCTAATGCCACGGCCTGTATCTCCTGCCAAATTGACTTATCCGTAGGACGGATCAACACCTCAGGTGATGGGCGATTAGACGCGCGGGTGTCAACAACAATCGGAGGGTTGTTCTTCACCCCGGCGACCCGATACGCGGCGGCTAGGGAGTCCATAATGAGCTTACGAATAGTGGCCTCAGCCGGGCCGCCAACCGTGAACCCGTCAGCAATAGCAGCAAACTCAATCGGGGCAAGTGAACGCGCCGTGCTAAACTCCGCGCCTTCATCGCGTTCAAAATTACGCCACTGATCAGCTTTCCACGCACCTGGAAACGATGGGCACGGCACCATGTCTAGCAACGTCAACATGCTCACCCCGTGAATCGTTAAGGTCTGTGGGGCGGCTGCCTCACCCTTTGCAACAACGTGGGTGATCTTGAACGCACGACGCTCACCCTCACGTTCAACTACGATCATGCGGGTTTTCTGTGCAGCTGGCACCAATTGACCATCCCCGCCAACAATGCCTAAATTGTCAGCGACCAATTCGTCAACAATTGGGTGCACGATCCCATATCCGGTGGCTACGTTGATAGTGCACTCGAACGATGTCGGAGCGTTACGCGCCTGCGGGGCTTTTAGATCAACAACCGGCGGCACATCAAAGATTGGCACGCCGTCAGCATTCAACAAACCGATCCACTGCCCACTGTCTGCAATGACCTGCGCCCGGTGCTTTTTGTGTTGTTCCCAATCAAAAACCACGATGCTCTCCTATCGTTTGAACGGGTCGAAGAACCCAAGCCGCCATTGCAGCTCCGCACCGGCTGGTAGCTGGTAGGTGCGGATCGCACCCACCGGTATGCCCTCAGGCAGCACGCTACCGTTCAGGGCACGCCACAAATCACGATCAACGGTGCCCTCATCATCAACAACCACACACGATTGCGCGTTGTTTAAAAACAAGGTGCGGTAATCCCGCGCCTCAGGCAGTTCAAAATAAGCCCCGGACGGCAACGTGACCCGGCCACCGGCCCCACGCCACCTAACCATCGGCCATATATCAACATCACCCGCATTCGTCACAGTGACACTACCCGAATGCCCGTTAATCATCTTCGTACGCCAAAACCCATCATCACACACAAGAGGCAACTCAAACTCAGCCAAACCAGTCGACCAATTCGGATCAAGAGGCAGCGCATGAACTGAACCCGCCAAACGCACCCGGCATTCCAGCTGACCTAATGAGGGCGATTCAACAACCAATGTGCCCGGCACCCTAGGACTGAACGCTTCCTTAAACTCAGCAAACGCCACACCCCACGGACGATCCTCAGATTGCTGGATGGCAAAGCACTTTAACGACCCTTCCATTTTCTCAATATTCAAACCAACGAACTGCTGCCCCGGCACACCCACCGCAGAAACAGCAACATCCGCAAAACTCCCCACAAGCCCGTTAAACCCGTCCTCACGAATCACAATCTCCGAATGAGGGTCAAACAAATCAAACTCAACACCCAACGGCGACACATACCGGATACCGTAAAAAGACGACACAACAAGGCTCCTAAAAAATCAGCTAATAAAAAGGAGGGGCCGCACAAACACGACCCCTCCACAAAACCCACACCTACGTGCGGGCAAGGTGGTAGTCCAAACCACCCACAACCGGGGAACTCTTATCCTCCAGTTGAGTGACGCGCAGCTCCACGTTCTTTAGAACGCTACCCAATTGCGCGTATCCCTTTGCGACCTCTTCGGAGGTCATCGCAGAACCACGCAAGGTGATTTCCACGACCTGCGGGCCACCGGAAGCTCCCGGCACAGTCAACCGTTCACGCTCAGCACCAAACGCCCTCAGCGCCTCCGACTGATCCCGGCCAATCGCCACCAACTCGTCACGACGAGCCGCTGCAACCTCCGCCGCATCAGCTAACCTACGGGCCTCATCTTTCGTAGATGCTTTAGTAATCGCCTCACCAAGTTTAGCCAGCTCAAGATTAGCCTTCAGCTCCTCAGCTTTGTTCGAATCCAACAAAGCCCGCGCAGCCTTGGAAGCTTCCAAATCGGCTTTGCGCTTAGCAAAATCAAGATTGAGCTTCTCCAAGCGCTCCTCATACAGGGACTGTGCACGCTCATTACGCAGCTGCGCACCCTGCCAGCGAGAGTTCATCACCAAGCTACCTAAACCAGCGCCGGACTCACCCAAAGCGGCAGCGACCTCAGGGTTTTGCTGCGACAAATAAGCCCCACCAAAACCAGAAGCGCCCTGAATGCCAGCTCCAAGGACAGTAGCGACTTTGCCGCCGATGTCGAGCTTGTTCCACCCTTCCCGGATATCATCCTTGAAAGTGTGAATCTCCATCCCACCGCTAACAGCATCTTTAATACCGTCAATGGCGAGTTTCGCGCCCAATAGCGCACCAGCTGGCCCCATCGTTAAGAAACCAGCCGCGCCGGTAGCCAAACCTCCAAGGAGCTTACCCAGACCACCAACGAGCTTACCTACACCGGTAAACCCACGCTGTGCACGATTAGCACCCTGCGATGTCAGCCCATAAAAGTCAGCGGCTTGTTGCTTTGCCCTCATCGTCGCAGCCTCAAGCAACCGTGCAGTCTGGAACTGCTGCAAAGTAGCCTCAGCCAAAGCAAAAGATGCCTCAGTTTGACGCACCTGTGCTTCATGCTCAGCAAGCAACGCCTCAGCACGCACCCTAGCCAGCGCCGCATTCGCCTGCGTAACTTCCTCAGAACCATCAACCATCTCATCGGTGATCTCCGAGATACGAAAAACACCCGTATCCCTAAACCGATCAATGGCACCACCAAGGGCGTTGAGCGATGATCCCGCACGCATCGTCGCAGCCACACGCGCCTCTTCAACCGCATGCTCAGCCTGCGAAATACTCACCAACCCATCCATGCGGGCCTTGAACACATCCCACTCAGCCACGCGGGCATCCTGATATGCCTTCAACCGTGCGATGTGGTCGTTGCGCTGCTGTTGCTGGAGCTTTGAGACTTCTTGTCGAGCCGCCTCAGCGGTCTTCAACATTTCAGAGACCATGCCGAACTGCTCACCGATGGTGTTGAAAACAGCGGCCACGCCCTCAAACGCTTTTTGCACAGCGCCACCGATTGCAGTTACACGCGATGCAATGACCGTACGCTCAGCTGCTTCAAGACGCTTAGCCGCATCTTCAGAACGCTTACGAGTAATCGCTAACTCGTCCTCAGCTTTATTCAGCTTCTTCAAAGTATCGCGAAGTTTCTTAGAGTTCTTTGCATCCGACTTATCTAGCTGCGCGTCAGCGTCTTCACGGGCACGCGCTAGGCGCTTTTCAGCATTCGCAATAGCGTCAGCCTTACCCTTAGCCCGGGCATTTGCCAGCGCTTCTTCTGCGTCTTGAATCTTACGACGCGACTGCACCGACAATCCGCCCTCATCGGCTTCCAACTCAGCTACTTGTTTACGCAGCTCCGCAACCTCAGCCTCTTTGTCCTTAATGGAGGACAATTCAGCTGCGATAGACTTACGAGTCTCAGCTAAACCCCGTTCTGCATCCTGAACGATTTCCGCAGAATCAGCCCATTCACCACCCACCGTGCGTAAAGCGTCGTGGGCTTTCAGCGCCGCGTCAACCAGTGGATCATTCTTGCTCAAACCGAGAGCTTCACCACCACGAAAATCACCCGTAGCCACCGCCCGCTCCAATACCGGTACCAGTGCACCAAGGTTGTTAGACAGGCGGCTAAACGCGGTCAACTGATCGTTGTTAATGATGATTTCAGGCTTGTGCGAGAGGTTAAGCGCTGTAACACCATGTGGCAAAACGCCGCCAGTGTCATAGATCCCGGCACGCCCCACAAGGCCTTTAGCCGCGTCCATCTGCTGCGCATAGCGGTCAGGAAACGCAGACACCTGCACTTTTTGTGCGGCAGCGCCCGGGTCTATGTTCTCCCAGTCGAATTGCTTTAAACGATCAAAGAACATGCCAGCCGACTTAAACGGCGTCATGCGTTCCTCAACCGTACCCCAACCAGCCTGCCGCTGCTGGAACAACCCGATGCTGTCAGAGTCGCTGCCAACAGCATCATGGCGGAAACTCAACGATTCCGGCACTGCGTTATTGGCCCACATTTTCAACGGGTTACCAGATTCAACCAGTGTTGTTGCAACGCCGATGATGGCGGCGGCAACTCCAAGGCCCGCATCCTTTGCGGATCGTGCGATTTCGTGGGCAAAGAACTCCGGCCCCCAATCAGGGCCATTCCACGAACCTAATGCGGCATCGCGATTCTCATCGGACAGCAGCGGGTCACCGCTGTTGTTTACACCAACGCCGCTAGCATTCTCGGACTTCAAACCCAGGTGTTTTGCCGCCCGGTCAAACAGTTCTTGTGCTTTACCAAAATTGCTACCGCTAGATGAACTAGAGGCAGTAGACGCAGCAGAAGACGTGTCAGAGAACGAAGATGCAGTCTCAGACAACGCCTCAGCGACATGCTCAGCACCTTTAGCGTAGTACCAGTCGGTGAAACCACGGCCTTCTAGAGGACCAGCTTTGCCGCCAATCGTCAAACCCTGCCCGGTATTGCCACCAGATTCAACAAACGTGCCGTCAGGTAATTGTGCAGCAGTATGCCCACCACCGGGGCCACCGTTCAGGAAAGCGACCCTAAAGTCACCTTCACCACCACGGCCCTCACTAAAGCCCTTGTTTACCAACCACGCGCCCTCGGCAGCTGTCGCAGTCCTAGAGTCGAACTTATCCAACCCACGGAAAACGTTCACAGCCAGGGAGATCGCGCCGGAACAGTCCACACCAGCCTCGGACCATCCACCGAAAATATACGGCGATGATACGGACTCCAACGCCTTCTTAATCTCATCCGACGTTTTCGCAATGAAACCACCCTCAGCAAACCCGGGGAGCTTAGGGAACGTACCGGCGTTAATCATCGCTAACTCGCGCGCATACTTCTGCGAGCTGTCACCGTTAATAACCCATTCGCCCGCGTCAAGGCGCGCGACGGGCATACCTGCGGTGTTGAATGCGAGAAAACCGTCAACCTCATTAGTGCCGGGGCCGGATGTCGGTAAGCGGTAACCGCCACCTGTTGCATAGCCCGGCAGTTGCCCACCAAGCGCTAACTGTGGGACAAAGCCCTGAACATGGCCCGGTAGAACGGACTTAATAGCGCTGCCAACCCTGCCAGCACCGGCCTTAATACCATTGACCAAACCGTCAATAATCCGAGTGCCGATGTCTTTCAACCACGTGCCAGCGGTAGCAAATAGGCCGGTAATCTTATCCTTTACGCCACCTAGGACGTTGAGCATGGCTTGTACTCGCTCGCCTACAACGTCAACAATCGCCTGCCATACAGCCGACATGTGGTCTTTCAACCAGCCAATAACGTTGCCAACGGCCTCAAGTGCTACCTTGAACCGCTCGATATTATTTTGGACAAGATCAATAATGAATCCTCCGACCTTGCCCAATATGGTGATAAAGACCGGGAGAACGTTTTCAGTAACCCAACCGACAACCGATGCTGCGACCTTCAACACTTCAGCAAACACACGCAAAGATGCAACCACCGCAAAAAACGCAGCAGCCAGCACAACACCCACAACAATGCCCACAGCCTTAAGCACCGGCAAAAGCACAGGCTCAAGAATGGCCCACAGTTCCTTTAGCTGGGACAACAGTGGCTGCAACGCCAATTCCCACAGCTGCTTCAACGCATCACCAAGGGGAACAATTACATCATTCCACAATGTTTGCAACACAGGCAGAACCGCAGCTCCAATTTGCTGCCCCAAATCGGTGAACGTACCTGCGAGAATCTTCACCACGTCCACAAACGCAGAACCAGTGCCAGCCGCAAAATTAACCATCGCGTCAAACACCGGCTGCAGTTTCTGAAACAAATCAGCAGCCGCATCCCGCACCGCGTTAAACTTTTGATGAACATCTAAGAGCGTGAGCAAAACGGTATTGGTTTTATCTACACCAATCAGATTCTGCAAAGCGACGTGCCCATCACTCCCGCCCTTAAAAACGGTGAACAAATCAGTCACAGCGGCCTTAATACCGCCAATGATGGGTTGGATATGCCCCTTCACATCATTAAAGGTGTTAACCACACCTGACCATGCTTGCTTTGCATCATTAACGATGCTCACCCACACAGGTTTAATAAAAGCCACAAGGCCGGAGAACACGTGCTTAACCGTCTCACCAAACCCCGCAACGAGCTTCTGGCCCGTCTCCGTTTTTGTCAGGAAAAACCCTAAAGCCGCCACCGTTGCGGTAATCGCCAAAGCGACAGCGGCAAACGGGTTGAGCGCCGTCACCACATTCAAAGCGCCCTGCGCCACGGTCTGCAGCTTCGTCCACACCACAAGCTGCTTCAACGCTCCCAACATACCCCCGGCGGCAACGATTCTCTGTTGAACAGCCCACGCAGCCAAACCCACAGACACGCCCACAGCAGCAGCCGCAAACGCATCAGCCAGAGGTTTATTCTCCCGCATGAACTTCATCACACTGTTAAAGCCGTCAGTCAGGCTATTGATGCTGCCAGCAACCTTAACAGCAAGAGCCGTCAAAAAAGGCGCAACATTCTCATAAAAAGATTGCTTCAACCCATCTAACGCATTTTCAACTTCTTCCATCGCGCCGTTAAGCCCGGCGAGTTTTGCACCAGCAGTATCACCAGCGCTACCCGCCTTATCGAGCTTATCGCGTAATTCATCGAACCCCTCGGCACCAGCAGCCGCCGCAGTGGTCGCAAACTTAACACCAGTCTCACCAAAAGCAACCTTCGACGCGGCAATAAAAGCCTCATCACCCATACGTTTCTGCGCGTCAGCTAACTGCCCACTAATGGCACGCAAACCGACGAATTTGCCGTCAGCATCCAGCGCCTCAATACCCATCTCTTTAAGGGCTTTCGCGGACTGTTTCGACGGGGCCAGCAAATCAGTAAACGTGCTAGCCATCGCAGTGCCAGCCATAGACCCCTTGATACCCTGATTTGCAAACAAACCAAGCATCGTATTCGTATCTTCAAGGGACACACCTAGGGAACCCGCAGCTGGGCCTGCGTACTTCAACGCCTCAGCTAATTCAGGAACATCCGTCGCAGCCGCATTCGCAGTATTAACCAAAACGTCAGCAACGCGTGTAGCGTCCTCAGCGCCGAGTTTAAAAGCACTCATCGCCGCGACCTGAATGTCAGCAGCTTGCCCGCCGTCAATCATCGCGGCACCAGCCAGCTGGATAGAACCCTTCGCCGCATCCATAGCCTCAGAAACAGACAAACCACCCTTTGTTAAGGAAAGCATGGCCGC